ACACCTCTCATAACTTCAACCATTTTGTGAAGTCGTTTATCACGCTTCATTTTTGGGTTCATGCCGTCCATTATGATTTTTCCTACGTTATCAGCATCAGGTTTCTTAGTTGGCAGTTCTTGGTTAGATAAACATAAAGCCTTACGCTTCTTGCTTAAACTCTTCGGGACTTCAAAATATGCCATGATCTTAACGTCTAACGGCTCATCTTTATCAAATATGCCTTTGAAACTGTTGATCGCTGTATACCTGACTAGATCCTCATATCGTGCAGTCTTAGCTGGCGTGTAAGTTACCGTCCTAGTAACTCTCGGTCTTGCCTTACCAATTGGCGGTCCTTCAATCGTAAAGTTAACTCTCATAGTGCTTCTCTAAAATATCAGCAATCAGGGTCATTAGATCTTTATACCCTTGTCTCTCTTGTTCTTTTTTCAATTGTTTAATCGTCGAATGCTTGATTAGCATATTTGATAAATTCAGAAAATCAAGATAATCTGAAAAACGTGTATCAATTTTCAAGTTAAATGAAAAACAATCACCATGATTGGTTCCACTTTCAAGTGTTATATTTTCAATCGATATAGAACTAGCACCTGAGTACCGTTTTTCAAGAACACTCTTCAGTTCATACTTTAATTTTTCTTCCTTGTTTAGATCCATTTCATAAACTCCCCATGTACAAAATCACTATAGCTAGCAGAATTAAGAATGCTGCTGCAAAAATCCAATCTGACATGCTACTTATCCTCATACATAACTAATGCAAAATAATCAGGATAATCATTAATTTTGAACTTGATGTCTATCACCTGTTTGTCTGCTATAAACTCATTAACCAATTTTTCTAAGCTTTGAGGATCGCACTCAACAAGTATTTTAATTTTCATAGTTTCCTCCCGCATTTAGGACAGTATTCAATTTCTACCTCATCAATGTCAAAGCTATAGAATTCGTTGTCAGTATGAAGACTTACAAGAGTTACTTGATCTCGGTTTCTCCTTCTCAAATAGTTAAACCAGTAGCCATCTTCCCAATCAACCGACATCATCTGGTCCTCTGACAAACGCTTTTCACTGTTTATTTCCATTCCAATTTGATCTTCGCCTTGAAAATCGCAATAAGGACATTTTGCTTGGCTTCTAGTCATCAACTAACCTCCGTCCACACATTGGGCAATACTTAATCTTAATTTTGTCTGCAAGTGCTCCACTTGCCAGTGTTCTTCTCTCTTATCTACAATTTTCATCGTTAATCCTCCACACATTTTTCCTGTAAAAATGCAGCTACTATTTTTAAAATTTCGATATATAGTTTTAAATCATCAACACCGAATAGACAGGCAGCACTTTCGGTATTTACATACCATTGGTCGATTTCATCATGAGGAGGCATTATCTTTAAAATTTCTTCCTTATCATTTTCTTTAACAAGATATACAATAATTTCTCCCTGATATACTTGTTCTAATTTTAGAAAATCGCCATTAAATTCAACGTTTTGATCTTCATTTTGACTTTCTTTAATTTCAAATTTAAATAATGATGTTGCCAAATTATTGAGCTTAGTTTCTAATTCACTAACTTCCATTTGCTTAACCTCCAACTACTTCTCTAACCACACCATGAAGCACCTTAGCAACCTCACTGGCTTCTTTCTTATCTATGAAGATTGACCGAACAAATCCAGCTGAACGTCCTGTCGTGTCTAAGATCTCAACCACGTACATATCAGGAACTGAGTACCAGCGATATTGTTTAGCATCTTCGATGATTTTCTCTAAATCGTGATTTTCTTCAAGCATTACGCAATGTCCTCTCTTTCAATCAACGGTAGAACGTCATTTTCTTTCAAAACATCGTAGATTAAGCGTCTACCCTTTTGAGTCCAAGCAGTAAGTGGCTTAGCATGATCCTTACCGTGTTTGTCGGTGTATGTGTGAAGTTTCGTTGTAGTGTATTTCTTGCCCATGTACGCCTTATATAAGATCCATTGACCGTTGACTTTATGCTGAATGCCTAGTGCATGCAGTAACTTGTTAAACTTAACAGCCGTATAGCCGTAATCCATAGCAATTTGCGTTGTTACCATTGCGTCAGTAGTACCAAGAATGACATCTAAGTAACTAGCTTTCTTGTTGCTCTCTTCAAGTTGACGGTTCAAACTCTTGTTTTCCAGTTTGAGTTGTAAGTTTTCACTGTGCAGAATATCCATAGCACGTTGAACAACGTTTTGTGGATCATTCCACTTCTTTTCAATCTCGATTAGATACTCACGGTATTCTTTACCCTTTTTGGTTCTGCTCAAAAGACATAGCTGCTTAGCCATATCAATTGTGAGTGCATAGTCCTGAACTTCCTGAACCTTGTCAGAATACAGCGGATTATAGGGTGTACTCTTAAGTACTCCCTCATAATCAACACCAAGTTCAAACTCCGAAGAGTTTTGTTCCCACCAAGCGGAAAATCTTCGCTTGATACCTAATCCCTTATATAAATCTCTAGCACTAACTAGCTGCTGGTCATTCTTGACCGTTACTTTGATTAATTCGTTATTCATCTTCTTCGTCCCTTTTCACTTAACGCTTCTCTAACCTTGTAATAAATTATGATGTCATCTTAGGTACTCAACTGGAACTTCTAAAAAGTTAGCTAACTTTTGCCAAATTGCTAAAGAGTTAGGTATTCCATTTTCCAATCCTTTTTCGAAATCTTCTAAAATTTTAAAGTCAATGTCGGTTTTGACTTGTACATCGGCAAGAGTTAATCTCTTTTCCAATCTCAATTTTTTTAGCCTATTTTGCATGGTGGTTACCTCCCGTACTCTCTAAAAATTGCGTTACGTTCCTCTTGCGTCATTTGCGGTGTTGTTTGCGACTGTTGTTGCTGAACCTTATCCCAGTTAGTAGCCCTTCGAACTGGCTTATTTCCAAAATTCCTTCGTGGAATAGGTCCTGTGTCTGGTTGGTTTAGATATGCTTCAAACTTAGTCCCGAAAAGTGTTTCCGGTCTTAAGTACTGAACCATATTGCCATCTTGTAGCCATTCAGCACACTTCTTGTCTATAACTGTCTTAAAGTCAATGTCAGTAAAGCCCTCGTTGTATCTAGCTTTAATTAGTCGCCTTGTAGCTTTAGAAGTCGGTCGATAATGTGAATCAGTTTTTCTGTTTAAGTAATCAATAATTTTTTCGTAAGGTATTTTTTGAGATTTTTGTTTTGGTTCGGGGTCGACGTTCTCTGAACTCGACAATTTATCTATATTATTATCTTTACTTAACTTATCTTTACTTAACTTAACTTCGGTATACACGTTGTCATCATCTTGTATACAAGTTGTATCCAAACTGTTTACATCTTGTTCTTTTTTAGTATCCATGTTGCTATCATCTTGTTTACTTTTTGTATCCTGAACAATCGGGGATCTTGTAACAAGGCGGTATTGCTGGGTCTCAGTGACTTCTAATTTCTTCTTGTCTTCCTTATAAACTGTTTCATGATAACGATCTTTAGGAATATAGTTGTGAATGAACCAATCTTTAATTGCAATTGCTCCATCTTCAAACACAAACAAATATCCTTTTTCAATTAAGAGTTTCAAATCATCTTGATGTGCTCCAATTGATCTTGTGATAGTTTTAGGATTCCCAAGAAAACCATCATCATCTGCGTGCATTAATAAGTGGAAGTATAAGTTTTGCGAAGTGGCAGGCATATCTAAGAAGTTATCTGTATCAACTACTTTGCTACTTATCATTCTTCTACCCATTTTTATCTCCTCTCTTAAGAAATTGCTTCTTCAATTGCTTTTTCAACTTCGGGATCTTGGGCATAATCAGGAATACTATTAGATTGTTCTATTTTGGCTTTAGTTTGTTTCTTTTTGTTAGCAGCTATAGCCATTTCTGTGAACTGTCTTACTGCTTCTCCGTCAGCTGAATTTTCCTTTAGCTTTTCGTGCCACCAATCAATCGGAACACTTGTCTTAGCATCAAGTCCCATCTTCTTTTGTTTGTCGCACTCGGTGTAGATGGTAACTAAGAACTTCTTTTCCCCGTTGTAGTCAGCTTGATATTCGTAAAGTTGATCTTTAGTCATTTTCTTTGGCTTTCTAGGTACTGCTTGTCGCCTTACTGGCTTTTGCTTCTGTACTGGTGCTTGTTGTTGGTTTCTCTGATAACCATTACTATCGGTATCTTGCGTATCATCAATTAGGAACAATTTAGCTAAGGCATACTTAACTGCGTAAGAGCTAGTAGCTCCTGAAATTTGACTGTCGTCCATTCCTTTTTTGTTTAAAGCTTCTCTAGCCCAACCTTGAACACTAACTTCTTGTTCTGCGTCCTTATACCTTGCAGTTTCAACAAAGTAAATCCGTTCTCCAACCATTCGAACATCTTCATCAATAGTCAGGGTTGCTCCATACTTAGCAAGCAATGGTTTCAACGCTTGCTCAATATCTTCTGCATTTCGATACTTATATTTACCAAAGCTGTTATACTGGCTCTTCGGTGCTTTTAATTCATTTTGAATTTGAGTTAAAATTGGAACTTTTACTTTTTCTGTCATAGTGGTTACTCCTTAGGTTTCTGTGATAATGCTTGTTTCATCACGTCTTGACGTGCGTCTTCTGCAATCTCTCGTAAGTAATTGATCTCTGCTCCTAACGTTCCTCCAGGAAAACTATCATCAATTTTCGGTTTCAACTTGTTAATCCAGTTAATACCTTGTTGATATGATCCTTGAGTTAAGGCTTCAGCAGCTATCTTCTTTCTCCAATCACTGGCTTCTTTTTCAAGCTTGTATTGCCAAGTCATGTACTCTTTTTCGAATTCTGCGTGTTTAGAGGTCATTAGTAGTTACCCCCCAATCCATCGAAGAAATCTATTACATCGTCTTTCCAAATATCATCGTATTGGTCAACAGTGGCTAAGTATTCGATCAATTCTTTCTTGTCCCAGCCTGTACGACTGATATAGTTATCAATTCCTAGGCTGAAAATTTGAGTAGTAACAAAATGCTTGAAGTTTAAATAGTCGCAATCACTGTCGCCGATAGTTACTAAGTTCCAGCCTTCAAATGCTGAACTAATGCCTTGATCTGCTAGCCTCCTTTGTTCTTCTTTCAAACGCTGCTCTCTAAAAGTTGCAGCCTGTGCGGGTGTCATGATCTCAATCATTGTGGTATAATCTCCTTTAGAAATTTGATTTTTTTATATTATTTTCTTAGTCGTCACTGATGCCAGTCGGTAACGGCTTTTTTTGTTGCATTAAAGCAATTTGGAATTGTTTCTGGTACTCATCAATAGCTAGTGGCAACTTATCTTGTCTAGCAAAAAATGCGTTGCTGTTACTAATTAATCTTGCTTCTAATGTCATTTACTCCACCTCCTTAAAGAAATACTCTCCAGAAGTAATAGCCCAACATAGTGATACATATAACCCCTGCTGCAATTACTTCTGAACAAACAATTGCAACTAGCCATTCTGTTTTCTTATGCTTCATTCCAGCGATCTCCAATCGTTATTAAATCTGTAAGTGCTGCATTAATTTGCTCTTGTTGTTCCTTAGTGCCTACTTTCTTAAACATATCCGCTAATTGGATAACACTTTCTAGGGTGTTACCTAGGTAAGCAATTACTGACAGTTTTCTTTCAACAACAATTTGACTATCTTTAATACCAATTTGATATTCGGCATCTTTCTTCTGTGTGAATACTCCTCTTGCTGCCAATTGCCTAATTACATCAGCAGTCGTAACTTTTAACATCGTTTATCTCTCCAAATCCTTAATACTTGCATTCCAATCAATGCGGTGGTAGTTAGCTTCAATCCACTTCTTAGCATCTTTTCTAAAAATAATTGTTTTCTTGCCACCTCTTGGGTTAACTACAAAACCATCATTTTCGAAATCAACTTCTGGAAATTCGTCAAATATAAAAACTCTGACCCATTCCTTGCCCTTACCTCCGCAGTACTTTTTTCGGAACTCATCAATATTGATTGTTGCGCCCTCTGCCTCTTCCTTTTCCTTATCAAATAAAGCTTTGATAATCGGTTTAAAGATAACTATGAGAGCATCTTTATTAATTAGCTCAGGCATTTAATCACCTACCTTG